CAGTGTATTTGTAGGAATTGGAACAATTTTCCTATTATTACACAAGTGTAAGAAGAGCCCAATAGGTAACTATTGGCTAAGTAAGTACTTGAGCTTTTTAATAGCTCGTACTAGACAAGTTAACTTAGAATCGAGAACAATTCGAAATCTCTTCAATAATGCTTTAAGCATTAAACCGAGTATAACAACCAAACATACACATGGCAGAAGTGCCGGTATTAGAAACGCCTCCGTTGCACAAATGGAGCTCATCGCAATGAGTATGGGTAAAAGACCGTACTTTGTTCAGCGATCAACTAATGATATTAAAAATAATAGGTCGGGATGCAGATCATTTCATTGGGTTAAGGATATAAATACTGAAACGTCAGAATTTGATCCTAACGTTAATGATGTGATTTGTATAGTAGATGTGGACATGTATATGGACATGCCATCTATGCTATCAGAATATCCTCAACCGTATTTAATATCTACGTTTCAACCTACCGCCGTTTGCCAGGATACTGGAGAATACACATTCAAATTTAATACCTCTGATGAGGTCAAGTATCAAGTTTCTGGTGGAGCAGAATATCAACATCAAGTCTGGAACTATGGCTCGGATGTTATAGCAGCCACTAAGAAACATATGTTCGGATTATACTATACAACCACTGCATACAATGTAGATAAACGTTATTTAGATGCACATCATTCGTTGATATTATTAACTCCTATAAAATCTTTTGTTTCACCTATGATAGATATTGCATCTTGGCTTGGATCCGCATCTTTAGATAGATTAAAGTTGCATTCAAATGGATTTGTAACCATGGACGTAGCTACTGCCAACGGTATGCAGAAAAGCGTAGGAATTGTCGATTCCTTCGCGAGCGCGAATATTAGCGCTTCTCAAAACGACACACTAGCAGCTTTGGCAGCGGTTAACACCGTTAAGCTTGCAGTGTCACAAACAAAAACTTTACTGACAACAGGTGAAACTACTGCCAGAGTAACACCTAAGGAAACCATGGATAGTGTGGTGCTAACACTGTATCATAGGAATAAACAAGATACTACTGCCGCTTGTGTATATCCAGTAAAGTCATCGATGCACCAATATCAATTTAATCCCCTGAAATATGAACCAGAAGCTAAACCGTTAGTCCTCCCTTTCATGAGCCCTATAATATTAGACTGTTATGTCCCTGTTAGAGGCCCAGATAATGAACAAAGGGCCGTAGACGGCAGAGTGTTAGAGATAGCTAATCCAATTTTAGTTATAGATTCCTTTATGATAAAAATGTTCAAGGAGTTCAGCGAATTATTGATCCCCGAAACCGAAAAGAACTGCGCCTATCCTGTAGATTATGAACAGGTATACGAACAGCAGAGCCGACCTACTCAACGGCATATTTTGGAAAAAGCAACTAATAGCTTAACAGCTACTGCGGACAAGCCAGTTAGCTCATTTCTTAAGGCTGAATCATACGATGAAGTTAAAGACCCACGTTTGATCACTGTTATGGATGCACCCACGAAATTAACTTATTCGTCGATCATATATGCCTTTTCGAAATTGTTAAGAACCACCAAGTGGTATGCCTTCGGATTAGTACCTGCAGAAATAGCTAGGCGGGTAGCCGAGATATGTACTAAGGCCCTAAAAGTTGTTAACACTGACCTATCTAGATTCGATGGTAGAGTATCTAATGTGTTACGGGAATTAGAGAGAATTGTACTCCTACGGTATTTTGCAATAACCACCCATGACCTGTTAAGTGATTGTATAGACAACCAAACGGAACGAGTGGCATATACCACAAATGACATACAATATTCCACCGGTAAATCTAGATTATCCGGATCA